ATGCAAGATGTAGAATATAGATTAGATCATTTAAGAGATTATGTTCAGCAGGATGAATTGGAACAACTAGTTGGAAAAACAATGCTAGAATTGATTCCAAATTTTAATGAAAGAATATCAAAGGAGATTAAAAAGCATTTGGTAGTATTAGCGGAGTTTGTAATTGTAAACTTTAAAGAAAAGGAATAAATAATGCCAACATTATTAAATTTCGAAGATTTTTGTGATGATCTTAAAGAGATTACCACAACCAAATATCTTAATAAAAAACAATTCCATCCAGCAGGATTGTTTTCAGAACAGATATTTGGACCATTGAAAAACTATACGTGCCAATGTGGTACGTATTGGGGAATTTCAGGTTCTGGAGGAACATGTGCTGACTGTGGAGTTGATGTTGTTAATAGCAATGAAAGAAGAAAGAGATTTGCTAAAATAATTCTTCCAATTCCAGTAGTTAATCCATTATTTTATGATTTGATTATTGATCTTGGTGGGAAACAAGTTAAAGAATCAATAGATCAATTAATGAAAGATGAAAATAGTGTTTTAGCTTGGGATGAGGATGAACAAGAATGGGGTATTAAAAAAGAAGAACCAGAAAATATAAGAAGAGATTCTTTAATTGGCACCACAGCTATTTCATTATTAGTTGAGAATTTAGCTGAATATATGGTTGGATTAAATGACGCAAATTGGCAAATTATTTTAGATAATATTGATCAATTAATTATAGATCATGTTATTGTATTACCACCAGATTTAAGACCAGCTTCTAAAAAGGTTACAAAAGGTCAAGTATCATCTGATAAAATAAATAGATTTTATACTCAGATATTGACTAAAAAAGAAGCAATGGGCGAATCAATTGTTGATATTAGGATTGATAGAAATTTATATTATAATTATTATAGACAGTTGCAAAAAGATGTAAATGAATTATATGTTTATATTTTAGAAAAAATGTCTAAAAAGAAAGGTTTGATAAGAGATAATATACTAGGAAAGAGAATTGACTTTTCTGGTAGAGCTGTAATAGTACCTGATCCAACTTTGAATATGGATGAGTGTGCATTACCTTATTTAATGTTTTTAGAATTATTTAAATTAAAGATTTCAAAAAGGATTATTGAAGTTGGTAAATTTAAAAAGATTAATAATGCAATTGATTTTGTTGATAAATGTATAGAAAATGGCGATTTAGTATTATTTGATATATGTGAAAAAATTGCATCTGATGAAGTTTGTTTATTAAACAGACAGCCATCATTACATAGATTAAGTTTACTTGGTTACAGAACTAAAGTTACAACTGAAAAGGTTATTAAGATTCACCCATTATCATGCCCACCATTTAATGCGGATTTTGACGGTGATCAAATGGCTGTATATATTCCAATTAGTGATAAAACTAAGAAAGAGGTTTTAGATAGATTACTTGTTATAAGAAATCTTACTAATCCATCTAATGGGAGTTTATCAACCACACCTAGTCAGGATGTTATACTAGGGTTATATGCAATTACCCATAAAATATTTGATGATTTACAATATGATGTTGATTGTAAAGGAAAAACAATTAAAGCTGATAGAAAATTATTGAATGATTGTTTTCCAGAAGATTATCCAGTTATTGATGAACCAATTAATAGTAAAGAAATCAAAGCTTATTTAAGTGATATCAATCTAAGATATTCAAATGAGATTACCGCTGAAGTTCTTGATAAGATAAAGTTTCTTGGATTTAAATATTCAACTTTATTTGGAGCTACTCTTTCATTAGATGAATGTTTTATTGATGGATGTCTTGAAAAAAGGGATTCATTATATACTTCAGATAATATTAGAGAACAATTAGATATGGTATCTAAAAATGAAACAACTGATTTTCTTAGAGATAATTTTAAGTATGCTTATATGATTGAATCAGGAGCTAGAGGTAGTTGGGATCAGGTAAGACAAATAGTTTTAACTCGTGGTTTTATATCAAATTTCAGAGGAGAAATTATTCAAGAACCTATTAAACATAGTTTTATTAATGGGTTAACTCCAAAGGAATTCTTTAACTCTACTTATGGTAGTAGAAAAGGATTACTTGATGTTGCTTTAAATACTGGTACATCTGGTTATTTATCTAGAAAACTTATCTTTACTTGTGCTAATTTACAAATTGATAGAACTGAAGAAGATTGTGGCACTGATGATTTACTTCAGGTGTATGTTAATGATGAAAAGAAATCTAGAATGTTAATTGGTAAATGGATGAAGGAAGATGGTAATCTTATTAAAATGACTGAATTTAATCATAAAGGTTATATTGGTAAGACTATCTATGTTAGAACTCCAGTATTTTGTAAGAACCCTAAGATTTGTAAAATATGTTATGGTGAATTACATGAAGTAATAGATACAGATTTTATAGGGGTTATAGCTGCACAAAGTTTAGGAGAATGTAATACTCAGTTAGTTCTGCGCACGTTCCATACATCTGGTGTTGCTGTTCTAGATAAGGATTCTAAAGATGAAGAAGATATGAAACAACATGATATTGTTGCAGATTTATCAACTGTATCTAAACTTCTTCATAAATTTCCAAAAGGAACTACCCCAGAGAACTTAGTTGCAAAACTTTATACTTGCTATAATATTAGTAGAACAATACATCATGTACATTTTGAATGTGTTGTATCTCAATTAATGTGGTATAATGATACTAAATGGAGATTAGTTGATAATAGAGAAAATGCTGTTCCAAAATACCTCTCTGTTCAAACTGTTCCTAGTAATGAAAGTTGGTTAATGGGGTTAGCATTCTCAAATCCAAAGAAACATATTATTAAAGGTATTCTTAACACTGGTTTATATCATGGAGTTATGGATAAAATCTTATGTGGGGAAGAAATATAATGAATGATAAACGCAAACTTGCAAATCTAATTCATAATCAAATGACACATAGTCCTGATGGTGATGGGAAAGAAAAAGAAGGATGGGAAAGAATAGAAGAAGATGCTAATGAACAACCAGCATTCTTCTCTTATTCAATTCCCGATGTAACAAACTTTGATGAATTTGAATTTGTTGAAGAAGGTAGTTACGAAAAAAGAATTCTTTATAAACGTAAGAAATAGGAGATGAATTTTGGCTATTGAAAATCCAATATATAAAGTTGGCGCAACTGATGATAATCATATTTTCAACATTCGACAGCATGAATACGCTGCGCTTTTAGAGAATGTACGGAAAATACTGATCCCAGCAGAAGAATTAGGATTCGAACTTGTTGAATACAGGTTAAAGGAACCGAGATTTTCAAACGGGGAAATTTGTAAAACAATAAAAAAAAATCTTATTATAAGGTTTACTAAAGGAACATCTAAAATTGATTTATCAATGCAAATTCCAACGCTAGTTGATGGTAATTACATTGTAATCAATGGTAGAAAAAAAATACCACTATTTCAACTATTTGATATACCAGTTGTTACAAGAGGTAAAAATATTAAAATTAGAACCAATGTAGCAACATTGATGGTAATGCAGCAAAAAGAAGCACCTTATGTAAATGTAACTTTACTAGGAAAGAAAATTCCATTATTTTTATTAATGTTTGGATATTATGGAATAGAAGAAGTTAATGATAAATTTAAATTATCAGATATGGGCGATGCTCCTGTTATAACTAATTCATCAACATTATATGAAAGATTAATATATGATTTAAAATGTTTTTATGATGAATCAAGAGGGATAACTCAAGATGATATTATTAAAGAAATTGGTAGAAATTATTCTAAGTATAATGCCATGGTAAAAGGCGAGGATATGATTTATGCTTTAGATTTAATTTTAAAAGTAGATCCAATATCAGCAATATTCTTTCAAACAGAAAATATATTAGAAGAAATTGTTTCTGTGTTAGATAATGGTGATCTTGATGATACTGATTTAACCAATAAAAGGATTAGATGTTTAGAATATGTTATATTAGCAAAAATATCAAAATCTATATTTGATATGTGTATGTCTAATAGAACAGCTAGACAACCAAAGTTTAATGTTAATTCTACTCAAATAGTATCAGAATGTAATGTATCTGATATTGTTCAATTTGATTTTGCAATAAATCCAATTGATGAATTAACTAAATTAAGTAGAACTAGTTTGGTCGGACCACAGGGGTTCAATAGACAAAATGTACCAGAGCATTTAAGAGATATTATGCCAAGTATGTTTGGAAGATTATGTCCAGTTGATACTCCAGATAGAGATAATTGCGGGGTTCTTCAAAATTTGATTCCTAATGTTCCATTGGATGAAAATTTAAGATTTACAGATGAATATCTTGATAAACAACCCATTTCAATACCAGTATCATTGGTTCCTTTTTTAGAACATGATGATCAAACTAGGTTGCAAATGGCGTCTTCTCAAACAAGACAATCTATTATGTTACAAAATTTTGATCAACCAATGATTAAATCTGGTTGTGAAAATTTGTATACAAAATATACTCAGTTTGTGAAAACAGCTAAGAAATCTGGGAAAGTATTACATCTTGATAGTAGTTATATAATTGTTTTATATGATGATAAAACTATTGAAATATTTGATGTTGCATATAGAAAAATTTATATATCTAATCTTGATGTATTTAATATATATGTGAAGCAAGATGATAGATTTGAAGCGGGTGATATACTTGCTGAAAGTAACTTTTGTAAAGATGGTAGTATAAATATAGGCAAAAACCTTTTAACATGTGTAATGGTGTACTATGGATATAATTATGAGGATGGAATTATTATATCTGATAGAGTACAAAAAGAAGGATTATTTACTTCTGTACATTTTGAAGATATGTCTTTTGAAATACCAATGAATAAAGTTTTACTTACATTGGATGATAAAGAATATAAACCATTACCAAAAGTTGGGGATAGAATTGCTAAAGGAGAACCATATGCAATTTTAAAAGAATTTCCAAATAACCAATTAGAATTCTTTGATATTTTTAAAGAAGAACAACAGAAAATATCTAAACAGAATGTTATTATTACTGAAGTAATACTTTATGTTAATAAATGGTGTATTGATATACCTCAGTATAATGATTGGATTGAAAATTTTATTAAAGAACAACAGGATGATGAAACAAAGATTAATGTAATAATTAAAGAAAATCTTGAAAAAGATGAAGTTAAACCTTTTATAAAACAAAATAATCTTGATTTATTTACAAATACAGGAAAGTTTAAAATGAAAGGCGAAGAGATAGCTGGGATAAGAGTTGAAATATATGGTATTTTCTTTAGACCAATTCAGATTGGGGATAAGGTTGGTAACAGACATGGTAACAAAGGAGTTATCTCAACTATTATACCACATGAAAAAATGCCAATGTTACCAGATGGCAGACATGCTGATATTATTGTTAATCCATTAGGTACTATTTCAAGAATGAACATTGGTCAGTTGTTTGAATTACATTTGGGTATGTCTCTATTTGATTTAAAGAAACATATGAAAGAGATTATTAATAAGAAATTGGATTTAGTTAAAGATTTTGATAAAGATAAAATTCAATCACTTGTTAAAGAATATGTTCTTGGATATATAAAAATTATTGATAATACAGAAAATGGTTGGTACTATAAACAATTTGAAGAACAATTACCTAAAGTTATTGATGAAAATTGGATTGATGAATTATGTATTATTCAACCACCATTTGAATCAGTTAATATGGCTAAGACTAGAGAAGCTTTAAAATATACAAATACTCAGTTTAAATATGATGTATTTGACCCACAATCAGGACAAATGATTAATCAACAAATTGCTTGTGGATATGAGTATTTCTTTAAAATGGTTCATATATCTGAGACAAGGTTAGCAGCTAGAGGCATTGGTTCATATGCAAGAAAGACTTTGCAACCGTTAGCTGGAAGAAAGAATAAAGGTGGTCAGAGATGTGGCGAAATGGAAACAGCTGCATTGATTGGTCACAATGCTAGATATAACTTAAGAGAATTCTTAACAACAAAATCTGATTGTATTGATCTTAAGAATGAATTTATTAGAGAAAACTTAGATTCTGAATTAGGAAAAATAGAAGATGAGGATGAAGAACGATCTATTGTACCAGAATCTGTAAAGTTATTAAACGCAAATTTAATTGCTTTAGGTTTAAAAAGGTAAGGAGATTTAATATGAGTAAAACTATAGATGTTAAAATAAGAAGTGATCCACATATTTGTGATTATGGGTGTGGTCAAAAATGCCACTTTAAATATGGTCATAGAGATTCATGGTGTACAACAGGAAAATTAAGTGCATTAGTTTGTGAACGAATAATAAAAATAAAAATAAAAGGAGTAATAAATGACTAATATTTTGCCAGATATTCAAGAAACATTACCTATTATTCAAATTCCAATTCGAGAAGTTGGTGTTTCAAATGTTCAAGTTCCATTTTCATTATTTGGAAAGTATGGTGGATTTAAAACAATGGTGGCAAATGTATCTATGAGGACTAATTTGTCTTATGATAAAAAAGGAATTTCTATGTCAAGACTTATTAGAACATTAAAAGAATATTTAGATTTACCATTAAATCAAAAATTGATTAAACAAATTTTAAGTGATTTAATAAAAAATGTTGAATCAGATGAAAGTTATATGAGATTTGATTTTCTATATCCGATAAATAGAAAATCAATAATTACTGATTCTGAGTTTCCTATATTTCATAAATGTAGATTTGAAGGACAGATGAGAGGAGATGTTTTTAAATTCTACCAAGGAGTGATTATTCAATACAGTTCATATTGTCCATGTAGCGCTGAATTATCAAATCATCTCAGAGAAAATGGTAGTATGGGGTTTCCTCATGCTCAAAGATCATTCACAGAAATATTAATTGATGGAAAAAAAGATACTCAAATTTGGTTAGAAGATATTATAGAAGTTGTTGAGAAAGCAATAAAAACTATGCCGTATCCTTTGGTTAAACGAATTGATGAACAAGAGATCGCTCGTATTGCTGCTGAAAATCCAATATTTGTTGAGGATGCAATTAGACAAATAAGTGTTGAGTTGGATAATATGCCAGTTGATGATTGGATTGTTAAATGTAGACATGAAGAATCTATTCATACATCAGAAGCAATTGCAGTTAATTGGAAAGGTATTAAGAATGGATTTGACTATAAGTTTTTCTTATAAAGCATAAGCTTAGTAATTAATATATTTAGGGGACTATTCTTAATTGGATAGTCCTTTAGCGATTATTGATTTAGAGAAGGAGGAGAATGTTTCAGACAACAGATAGAGAAAGATTAGTAAAGCTTTTAATTAAAGAATTAGATTATCAAAAGACAATTTTTGGTGATTACAAAGAAGATGAGAATATGAACATTGCTAGTTTGATTCTTATAATTGAAAAATATTTAAATAAAGCTAAAGAATCTTACATTAGTCAATGGAAACATGAATTACCTGATTGGTGTTTAAGATTAAAGGAACAAGGTGATACAAATTTATCACCACAACCAGCTCCAATTGGTACATATGAAGAATTAATCAAAGTTTTCGCTTTAACAGGAGCTGCTTTAGAAGCATTTACTAATATAGATCCTGAACATTGGCGAGAAGATGGTATTAAAGATAAATGGAATAATTTTAGGAGGAAGTAAAATGACAGAAGAAAAAGTAGATCATTTGGAACCAGTTAAAGAAATGGTTGAAAATGTTGGCATTAAAATGCCAGAACTAGTTGCAGAAGGTGATCTAACAATTACCCCACAAAAAGAAACAATAGTTATAAAAGACAAAGAAACATCAATTGTTGATGATGCAAAAAAGAAAAAAGAAACATCTTTACTAAAGAAAAAAGATATACCATTACCTCAATTAGGTAAGATATTTATGTTTGAAGGTAATGAATATAAAGTAGTTTATATTAATGATGGTCAGCATAGATTTACTTGCGAACCATATAAGGGAGAATATTAGGAGGCGAGATATGAGTGATAATTTAGCTCAATTAATAAAAACTGAGCAAGTTGATCAGCCAAATCATACCTTAAATCTTGAAAACCAAGAAGAAACTATAGATGATACTCAGGAAATAGAAACAACATCAACAGAACATCAGTATATTTCAATAGATTCAACAGATGAAGTTGAAGTGGTAATATTATCTGAATGGTTTGAAGAAAATAATACAAATTTTGATAGAGTTAATACTTTAAAAATTCGTGTTAGAGGAGTTAAACCTGATGAACGACTTTTATGTTCTGTATTAGATCCAAAGAATGAAATTGATGATGATGGACATCCAATTAGAAATTTAGAATTAATTAAAGATGCAAATGTATTTCCAGTATTAGATTTACCTGGTTATGACATGGATGTCTATGGTAACGGTTTTCAAATTATGTATGCATATGGTGATGATATAATTCTTAAATGTTATGGAATAAAAACTGGTTTGATAGTAGTATTTTGTTTAAATATCAATAATCAATTAATTCCATACAATAGAATTAAACTTAAAAAGAAAGATTCTAGTATAACAATTACTCATCCTAATAGAGAATTCATTAGTAATAATATTAATAACACTCCATTGGATTTAGAAAGTTTTCAAATAATGTACAAACAAGTTCAAAAAGAACTTGAGAAAATAACTGATAAACAATCAGCTATTGACTGGTTACTTGATAAACAATCTAATATAAGAGATATAAATCATTTATTACAAATTGATGATGTATTAACTTGGATGATTAGTTAATTCTAAATTGGCTACGGTATTAATTTATCGTAGCCATTTGGAGGTTTTAATGAAAGATGATGAATGTAATTATTGTAATGGAACTGGAAGACTTGATTGGATTGAAAAATAACTAGAAGTAAACATACAACTAAATTTGATGATATATTATACGATGAAACCACACGAGTAAAAAGTTTAAAAGGTGTATGGGAATGAAATGTGATAAATGTAATGGAACATGATATCAAAAAGATGAATATCCAGTTACTATAGATTCTCCATCTGGTACAAGATATACAATGGGGTATTCTAGAACCTGTTTAAAATGTCATGGAAAGGGTGAAGTTGATTGGATAGAAGCTGTAGTTGGTAAAAAAATAGAAGATTTAAAACATAATGAATTATTAAAATTTTCAAGGTTAGGGTGAGATATGAAATTAAATAAAGGTGAAGTAATTTGTGATAAGTGCAATGGAGTTGGATTAATTGATAATAGTGCTCACACTGTTAGATGTTGTATCAAATGTTATGGATCTGGAAAACTTGATTGGGCTGAAAATATTACAGGAAAAAAAGATAAATCTCTTGTGTGGGTCAAAGACCTATGAAATTATATATGGCAGGACCTTCTCATTTATCAACAAAAATTACCCTACCATAGGAGGTATATGAAAAAATCATTAGAAGAAGGTAGTGTGTATTGTGATAAATGTGGTGGGACTGGTTCTCATGGATACAGTCAAGACCATTCTGCCCATAAAATATATCATACATGACCTGAATGTTGCGGAA